TCGCCGGTACGCCTGGTGGGACCGAGAGCTTCCTGCTGGTAGACGGCTTCCGCAAGTTGGCTCTCGTGACCAACACAGCCAACAGCCGCGACGCCGGCACTCTGACCGAGGACGACTACCTGGAGACGGTCAAACTGTTGGGCGGCGCGGGCAAGTATGCCCTAGAAAGCGCCAAAGTCACGCTAATCCCTGACGTGAACACGTACTGGAAGTCGCTCGCGCTGGCGTCCGTCAAGACCAAGGACGTGTGGGAGCAGGCGACGCTACGTGACGGGAAGCTCGTGGAGCTTTGGGGCTTTGAGCTGCGCCCGTCGGCGTTCATGCACTTTGACCCCAGCGGCACGATCACTGGCGCTTATGAGCTGAAGGCTAACAGCGCCGGCAAGCTCGATCTGGACACAACCACCAACAACAGCACTGGCGCGATCCTGGCCGTGCGGTGGGACCAGTGGCGGTTCGGGTGGCGGCGGCGCATGACGCTGGAGACCACGCGCATTGCGCGCGCGGACACCACCGAGATTGTGGCGCTCATGCGGTTTGGGCTGATCTACCGCGACAATGATGCGGCCGCCATCAGCTACAACATCACGCTGTAGCATAACTGAATAACGGGAGTCGGGTGAGCCGTCTTGCCCGACTCCGACCAGACTTGGTGAACTGACCTGACCACCAAGGAAGGGAAAAGGTCACGACATGGCACAGACAACTTACCTGGCCCGAAAAGACGAAGACGCCGACTTTGCGGCATTGACCTGCGACTCGCTGGTGGTGAACACCGTCACGATTGACGCGGGTGCGATCACGCTGGCAGACGACGAGCTGCTGACCATCGGCACGGGTAGCGACGTAACGGTCAAGTGGGATAGCACCAACCTGATTGTGGCGGCCGTTGCCGATGACACGCTGATCGAGATCGGTGACTCAGCGGCCACGCAGCTTTCGTTTGACGTGAAAATCTATGGCGACGCAGCCAACGGCGCTGACTATCTCATGTGGGACGCCAGCGCCAGCCGGCTCAAGTTCGAAGGCGCGATGGTAGGGTCCAACACCGTAGCCAGCACCACGCTGGACTTTGCCAACTGGATTCCCATCGAGATCGACATTGGCGGCACGACTCACTACCTGGTCGCGGCTCAGACGATTAGCGCCACTGGCAGCTAAAGCGACGTGACAGCGGGGGCGGTGTAGGAGCCGCCCCCAGCGAAGGGGGGAGCATGGACAAAGAGCGGCTGGAAGCGCGGCGCGCCAGGCTTACCGAGCAGCGCGAGCGCATGGTGGCAAATGTACAGCGTCTGAGCGGGGCCATCGCCCTGCTAGACGAGCTGATAGCGGAGACGGACGCGCCCGCCGCGCCTGAGCCGCCGAAGGAGACATAATGGCGCGAGAAAAACAGGTTTGGTATGACGAAAACGATGGGGCGCTGGTAGACGCGACGGTACATGCAATTCGGACCCTGGCGGGCGGCGCGGCCACGGCGGTCAGTCAGACGCCCACGATCACGGCTGGCGCGTACTCGGCGGGCGACGCCCTAGGCGGCAAGCTGACCTTTGCCGGCGCCGCGCGTGCGGCGGGCGGCACCGGCGTGATTCACAGTGTGGTGCTAACCGACGCCGCCAAGCAGGACGCCAACATCGATCTGGTGCTTTTTGACCAGGACTTTACCGCGACAGCCGACAACGCGGCATTCGATCCCAGCGACGAAGACCTAGCCAACGTGATCGGCATTATCCCAATACTCAGCTCCGACTATGCCGACTTCAATGACAACAGCGCGGCCAACGTGCGGCAGGTTGGGATGGTTTTCAAGTGCAATGGCACCGGAACGTCGCTATACGGCCAGATGGTGATTCGTGACGGCGACACCTACGCGGCAACGGACGACGTGACGGTCAAGCTGCTGATTTTGCAGGACTAGAGCATGGCGATCACCAACGGCTACGCAACGCTGGCACAGGTGAAAGAGCGGCTGCAAGACCTACACGTCTACACCGCTAACACGCTCAGCTTTGCCGCCGATACCAAGCACATTTCTGACAGCGCCTATGGCCTGAAACGCTACCTGGAGGGGCAGATCATCCAGGTGAGCGGGAGCGCGTCAAACGACGGCTACTATACCGTGTCGACCGGCAACCAGGCGGGCTACGTCGTGGTGAGCGAGAGCCTGAGCGACGAAAGCGCAGGCGAGGACGTGACGGTCGCGCTGGTGGACCCAACAGACGACGCCACGCTAGAGGCCGTGATCGAGGCGGCTAGTCGTGCTATCGACAACCTATGTGGCCGTCGATTCTACACTGCGACCGAAACGCGATACTACACCGCCAAAGATGGCTGCACGGTACTGGTCGATGACCTGCTAAGCGTCACCACGCTCAAGGTCGACACCAACGGCGATGGCACCCACGACACCACCTGGGATAGCGGCGACTATGTGCTGATGCCGCGCAACGCAACGCCATACCGCTGGATTCGGCGCGCCCACGACGGTTCTAACTGGTTTAGCCTGGCAGAGGACGGCATAGAGATAGCCGGATCGTGGGGCTATGCCAGCACGACACCCACGCCCATCCAAGAGGCGTGCGTTCTGTTGAGCATGCAACTGGCGGCGCGACAGGACGCGCTCTTTGGCGTAGCCGGGCCAGCGGGCTTTGAGCATCGCATCAATCACGCGATATCGAGCGACCCGCATCTAATGGCATTGCTCACGCCCTACATGAAGCGGTGGAGCTAATGGCACAAAGCGTAGTCGGTTGCATCGAACGCATCCAGACGATGGCGCGGGCAATGGGCGGCATTCGCTCGGCGCCTAACGAGCCGCCGGAGAAGGCGGGCGCCTACCCGTTTGCGCTGGCCTACGAAGGCGCGGGGCGATGGACCATCGGCGAGCCTGCTGGCGCGTTGACCTATCGCGGCGACGTAGTGCTAGAGATACACGTAGCGCGCAAAGACCTGCCCGCAGACGTGGTGTCCTTGCGGCGCTATATCGAGGAGTTGCCCGAGGCGCTGGCAGTCGACCCGACGCTGGGTGGCAACGCCAGCACCATCGTGGGCGACGTGACGTTTGAGGGCCTGGTCGCGAGCGGCTACGCGGGCGTAGAGACGCTGGCCTACCGCTGGCGCGTTCAAGTCAAAGTTCAGGTGATCTAGGGGGGCAGTTTGAGCAAGGGGAGCAGGCGGCGGCGCAGCAACGCGCCGGTAACGCAGCCCAAGCCGGAGCTGAAAGGCAAGCCGGTTCCGCGCATCATGATCGGCATACCAACCGAGCGGACGGTTATGGTCGAGGCCATGAACGGCATTGTCGGGCTGGCGATGCGAGCGGGGCGGTACGGCTGGCCCATCGTAGACTTTCAGTATATGCGAACAGACAGCAACCGCGACCGCATGGTGCACTGGCTGCTAGAGAGCGACTGCGAGTGGTTGCTGATGCTAGACAGCGACCACAAGCACGACCCGATGATAGCGGAACAGTTCGCCTATATCGTCACCGAAGACACCGAGCTACGAGTGCTGAGCGGGCTCAACTACCGGCGCGGCGAGCCACACGAGCCGATGGCCTACCTGCTACACGATCGTGACGATCCTTGCAGCGCGCTGGCCGCGGTGCTACCGAGCCAGATCAAGCCGGGGCTCATGGAAGTTGACGCGGTTAGCACGGCGGCCCTGATGGTGCATCGCGAGGTATACGAGGCGATGGAGCCGCCCTGGTTTGTCTATGACTATAGCAAGTACAAGCGCGGCGTGAGCGCCAGCGAGGACATCGTATGGTGTCGGCGGTTGCGGCGAGAGACCCCCTACAAAATCTATGTGCAAACGCAGATCACCTCGCCGCATCTGTACGTGAGCGAAATAGCGGACGTGGGACCGTTCGAGCGGTGGATGGCCGCCCAACAGGAGACAGAAGCAGATGGCAGCTAGAAAGCTACGGAAATTGCAGTTTGGGCGCGAGAGCACGGCGGGCACGGCCGTCGCCGCTACCAAAATCTGGCGCGGCACGGGCACGCTGGAGGACACGCGCGAGATTCGGCGACCCGACGAGGACGTGGGCTACCTGTCGCGGGTAGACCGCTCTTACACCGCCAACCTCGGCGGGCGGCTGTCGCTGGATAGCGTCGAGGCGACATTCGAGCAACTGCCGGTCCTGCTCTCGTGCGCAGTGGCCGAGGACACGGCGGGCGTTGCGGACAGTACGGGTAGCGGATACATCTACACGTTCACCGCGCCCACCACGTCGGCGGCAACACTCACAACGCTGACATGGGAGGGCGGCGACTCTCAGGCCGTCGAGGAAATGGAGTACGGATACCCAGAGCGGGTGCGCATCCAGGGCAGCCCCGGCGACGCGTTGATGATGAGCGCCGACTTTGTGGGCCGCCAGGTTAGCACCAGCTCGTTCACCAAGTCGCTATCGCTGGATGCGGTGGAGGAGATCGTATTCAGCAAAGGCGCGCTCTATATCGACGACGTAACCGGCACGATTGGCGGCTCTGAGGTTAGCAGCACGCTTTTGGGCGTAGACATCGACTATGGCACTGGGATCGTGGCAAAGCGGGCGGCCAACGGCAAGCTGTACTTTGACTTTGTAACGCAGACCGGCCCCGACATCACGGTCCAGCTGACCTATGAGCACAATGCGAGCGCGGTGACGGAAAAAGCGGCATGGCGGGCCGAGACGCCGCGCCAGATCCGGCTCCAATGGACCGGCTCTACCTTGACCACGGCTGGCAGCTACTCCGTCAAGACGTTCACGCTCGACATGGCGGGCAAGTATGAGTCGTTTGAGGCGATAGACGAAATGGACGGCAACGACATCGTGCGCTGCACGTTCCGACCCGCCTATAACGAGGACGCCGATCTGTTCTTTGAGGCCGTGGTGGTGAATGAGGACGAGCTGCTATTCACGTAGCGCCAGAGGGGGGTAGATGGACATCCGGTTCAAGTTCGATCCTGAGCGGCTGGGCGTGGGCGAGTATATCGCCATGGAAGAGATTGCCGAAGAGATTCGCACCCCCAGCCAAGTGCGGGCCGCGCGCGACCTGCTGGCATGCTTTATGGTAAACGCCGATGGCGAGCCGGTAGAGCGACCCGATGCGCGGCGGGCGCTAGACAAGCTCACGCTTGCGGGCCTGTTCGAATGCCTACGCTCGTTTATGGAGCAACGCAGCCAACAGGTCGACCAGGCGGTGCTCCCAAACGAGAACGCCGCCGGGTGATCAGTGCCCAGTCACCTGGCGGCGGGGCCAGCGCGCCGCGATGGATGCACACCTGGGCGTTTGCCCAGCGCGTAGGCGTCGCGCCATGGGAAGTCGACGGCGCAAGCAAGCTCACCTGGTTTATCCGTTGGCGCTACCTAGAGCAAACGAGGTCACGTGGCTAACGAGACGCTGAACATTGTCGTCGAAGCCAAAGACAACACACGGCAAGGACTGAACAGCGCCGAGCGCAGCCTGGGCGGGTTCGGCTCTGCCGCCATGGGCATTTTGCAGGGCGTCGGCCTGGGCGCGGGCAAAATGCTCTTTGACGGCATAGTCGGTGGCATCGAAAAGGCCGCTGGCGTGCTACCGCAGCTGATCATGGAAGGCACCCAGCTAGGTGCTGTAGAGAACACGTTTGAGAACCTAGCGGCCAGCATAGGCACCACCGCCGACGCGATGATGCGCGAGCTACGCCCAGCCGCGCGGGGCATGGTTAGTGACGCCGAGCTTATGCAGGCAGCCAACAAGTTCATGAGCATGGGCCTAGCCGAGACCAGCGAAGAGGCGGCGGGCCTGACCGAGATGGCAACGCAGCTAGCCATCGCCATGGGAAAAGACGCGACGTTTGGCATGGAGTCGTTCGCCTTGATGCTGGCAAACCAGAGCATCCAGCGCCTAGACGAATTCGGCATCAGCTCGGGCCGCGTGCGGCAACGCATAGACGAGCTCATGGACGCTACCGAGGGGCTAACCCGCGAGGACGCCTTCAAAATGGCCGTCTTTGAAGAGGGAGCTATCGCCATGGAGCGGGTGGGCGAGCAGGGCGACGGCGCGGCAGCGGCCATGGCGCGGCTCGGCTCGACGTTCGATAACATGAAGGACGCGGTGGCACTTGCGGCGGTCCCGTTCGTCGAAAACTTTGCTCCGGTGATCCAGGAATTTGTCGACGAAAACGCGCCCAAGCTGTTCGAAACGCTGGAGAAAATCAGCACGTATCTGTTCGGGCGACCAGGCGGCATGGTGGAAGACCCGATCACGGGCATGCTACGCATCGACCCAGGTCAAGTCGGAGCCGCCGAGCGGTGGGCGAGCGAGTTGCGGCGGATTCTAACGAGCATCGGCGAGGGCGACTGGAGCGGG